ATGAAAGTTTTAGCAAAAGCAGCATTAGTGACGTTAACGTTGGTATCGCTTGCGGGTTGTATGCACAAAAGTGATGCGGTCGGCGGTGATGGGCGTCCACATGCGCCAAGTAACCAACCAGTGCCAGGCGCCAGCGAAGGTGCAGGTCCGGTGGGACAACCACAATCGTAATGACTTGCCCGGCTTTGCCGGGTTTTTATTTATTTCGGTAAAAGACAAAAACAAAAAAACCGCCCTTAGGCGGTTACGACATTACTGCATATTGCTTTGATTTTATTTGGTTTTTAACAGCTTGAAATATGGTGCCCGGGGCGGGACTTGAACCCGCACAGCCATAAGCCGAGGGATTTTAAATCAGGCGTTTTCAACATGTAAAACAATGAATTAATCTTTATTTTCATAAAATAAGTTTAATAATCGTACTCCATTTATCAAATGCTTATGTGATTCTACATCTTGATATTATGAAGCATTTTCCGATTTGCTTACCGCTTCGCTAGCTATTCCTAAGTACCATCCTATTATCAAATTGTCGCTTCTACTTCCCTGTATTGACGGCTCAACTCCATTGGAAATTTTTGGCACAGGATAGTGCAAGCCCGGTTAGCCACCACTTCCGGGCTTTTTTCTTAAATCGGCAAATCATCCTCGCCATACATGGTCGTGATTTCATGCGTAACCACTCCCACCACTGCAATATCTTCCAGTAGGTCATCCATTAGGAATGCGCCATCGTCGGTGATGATTCTCTGCGGCTGAATCATGATCATCGCCCACTCATAAACCCCTGAGATGTCAATCAGCACTGTGTCGCCGTTTACCGGGTAACGCTGCTTATCGATTATGCATCTGCGGCCGTTCAGCTCCACCATGCTGGAAGTCTCACGTGTAGACAGGATGTGCTGCAGCGGCTGGAGCAGAAACGTCACTTCGCCACTGGCAGGTCCGACAGTCTGGTGGTGTATGCCGGCGACAACATTTCTCGCTTCATCTCCCAGGATTTCTGGATACCCTGTCCTGCAAACCATAATTTCCCCTTCCCGCTCTGGTTGAGACCGTCAACGACACGCATCAGCGATTCGCTGTTGGCCTGTGGTTTGAATTCATCAAAGAGATTGAGCTGAGAGACGCCCTGACTGTAGAAGTCGCCCAGCATCACACCTGCTTTCATATACCGGCATCCGTCGCGCCATATGTGGTCAAGTCCCTGCATGGCAACCCTGATGATGTCGCGCGTGTCGTTTGACGGCGTTAGCAACCTGCCCATAGCCTGATTGCCATAGAACACCTCACCTTCGGCGTGCGGGCTGGTGCGGACGAACACCGCTACCTGTCGGCAATACTGGCGCTCACGCCTCAGCTTCTCCGCCGCGCGTTCTGCATACGAGCAAACCGCCTGGCGCATGTCCATATATTCGGTGATGCGTGAACCGAACGATCTGGAGCAAACGATCTGCTGCTTCGTCGGCGCGAACTCTTCCAGCTCAAGACATGGCTCGCCGCGCAACTCGCGCACCGTTCTCTCCAGCACAACATTGAAGTGCTTTCGGATGATGTATGTGCTCTGCTCCGACAGGTCTTTGGCGGTGATGATGCCCATCGCGTTCAGCTTCTTACTTATGCGGCGGCCGACGCCCCAGACATCCTCTACCGGTACCAGCGCCATCAGCTTTTTCTGCCGGTCAACATTCGACAGGTCAACGACGCCTCCGGTCTGCTTCCACTTCTTAGCAGCGTGATTTGCAAGCTTGGCGAGTGTTTTGGTCTGAGCAATGCCTACACCGACGGTCAGATGCGTGTCTCGCTTGATTCGCTCACGCACCTCGCGACCAAAGTCTTCCAGCACGCGGCAATTACGAACGCCGGTCAGGTCGAGGAATGCTTCGTCGATTGAATACACCTCCACCGATGGGGCCATCTGCTCCAGCGTTGTCATTACCCGGTTCGACATGTCGGCGTACAGCGCATAGTTACTACTGAACACGTGAATCTTGTGCCGGCGGATTTCGTCTTTCAGCTTGAAGTAAGGCGCACCCATCGGGATTTTCAGCTCTTTAACTTCCGCGCTGCGGGCGATCACACAGCCGTCGTTGTTGCTGAGAACCAGAACCGGTTTACCGCGCAAATCTGGCCTGAACACCGTCTCGCAGCTGGCGTAAAACGAGTTCACGTCAACGAGCGCAAACATCACATGCCGCCGTTTGGATTGAATACCTGAAACACGCGCTCATCACCTTCCGATGTTGAAATATCCCGGAATACTGACTTGTGAGCCTCAATCCAGTTATTGGCTTGCCGTGGCGTGTAATGCCAGTTCAGGCGCTTAAGCTCACTGCAAAAGTCCAGCGTGGTGACGGTATAGCGGCCAGCGGCATCGCGTTTGATTGCGAACCTGAAGGCGTCTTTAATTTCGTAATCGCGGGGCATGGTCATCTCCCTCCCTGATAGATACTGTATATAAATACAGTAATATCGATCTATAGGATCGATCAAGTCGATTGATTGCAGTTTTTGCGAAGGGATTGGTGGGGAAGGAAATTTAGGTGGGCGACAATGCCGCCCGGCTGGTGTCAGCGTTCAAGCAGATGCAGGGCGATGTCTCTGGCTATGTTGGGCTCTTGGTTTGATTCAACGAGAATCACTTGCATCAGAGCATCTCTCGATAGCGGGCGCTTCTCTGCAAGAACGGTTATCGCAGCATCGCCGATTATGCGAGCCACTTCATGTTGAGCCTCTTTGTTGAGTAGGTTTTCCATAACGCCTCCTTGGTCTGCAGTTCTAACGTACGCCTGCAGCAAGGTAATCACATGAGAAACGGCTCAAATGGTCTAACCTCAATGTTACACCCGCAGCCTGCATGAAGATGGACGCGGTATTAAACTGCCCCGTCGCCGGGGCTTTTTTAGGAGCCATTTTCATGTGAGTTTTCATGCTCATCTTCTTCAACAAGATTCTCCATCACTGGCGAAGTTGGAGGATTTAGCAATGCCCATTCCATTTTCAGATCCGTTGGATTTGCATCTTCTGATGAGGTGTTGATGGCAGATATTAAACTGCTTAACTTTTCTTTCGCTGATTCAGGACTGATCAACATCTCCATCATTAGCGGAATGAAGGATTTAATCGCCTCAGTGTGCAAGCCGGCAATGGCGCTATAATCCAGAGACAATGTTTCATTCAAAATTGTGCCATCTTCAAGCACGATCGGATCGTTAGATGTTGATACGGCTTCAGGCAAAAATTTCTGAACATCCTGCGCGATTACACCTGCCTTTCTTGAACCCTGAAGAGAGTAACTCATGCCTCGCATAGACATGGTATTAAGAAGTGCATCAGCGATAAATTCTTTATTAAATTTCAGGTTGCTGTCGGACGTGTTATTGAATGATGTGGCATAGGCATAGCCATTGCTTTGCACTCTGAAAGTTTCAGCTGAGCTTTGTACAAGTTGAAAGGCATGATAATTGCCACTTACCAGGTTGTATCTTAAATAAATGTCGGTACCCGAGCTGTTGCCAGCAATCCGCATTCCGATAGTTGTCATGTTATTGTTTGACTCAGTAACCGATCCAGAGCTATAGAAATATGCTCCTGAAGTGGGAATCTGAGTTATACCATTAATCGTTACGGCTGAGCTTATGGTTCCGCCTGTTTTATTTCCTACAGTATTCAGCCTTGAGTCATTACCTTGCGCAACTGTTCCTGCAGTTGTGCCGTAGGCAACCCCCATGTTGGTTCTCGCAGCCGATTTATCCGTAAGGCTGGAAAGATTATCGGCTTTGGTTAACACATCAGCAGTATTGGCTTTGTTCCCGAACTGAGTGGACATGTATCCCCAGCTTGGGCCAGTGAAGGTGCTACGGTCTGTACGCGTGACTGTCACTGATGCCGCATCACTATAAATTTTCTGCCAGTTATCCATCTGCAGAATCATGCCGCGTGCATTCGTGCCGACGTCATTTAATGTTTGCTGGGTGATGGCAATCTTTAATGAAGCCGGAACCGCATACCAAGCTAATCCTGAGGCGCTTGGCCCGTTAAATGGCACACTTAAAGAAAGCTGAGTATTCGATGCAACGGAAGCGACAATCATTGTGTAAGGTGCGCCGCCTACAACAACGCCTACAAAATCACCGACCTTAAATTCGGTCGTGAAGCTGGTACCTGTCCCAGTTACCGTTGCTGAATTATTGGTTAAAGCAATAGTGCCTGCTGGCATAGTTTTCTCCGGACAATAAAAAACCCGGCGCGATGGCCGGGTTATTATGAGATTAATTATTTAAAAATAATTAGAAGCGTCGATGCATGGTATGGCGCATCCCACTTGCATTGCTTTGGGGCTAAGTGTTTTTGCACCCTCACCAGTCGTTGGTCCTCGCGCGCAAGAAACCTGATAGCCATCCATTTTGAAGGCTGAATACATGATCGGTCTGTACTGCCATGTCCCATCAGATCGGGTTTGTGCACCACTCTGTGAGCCGATGCTACAAAGAGGAATCATCGGTTGCGACATGGCTATTGATGGGGATATCCACTGCAGCACCTCACCATCGCTGGTATCAGTGTTTTCGTATGCCGGAAAGTTATAAGTGCCACCAGTCCATATCACCGGCGCATATCTACTGCTAAACGTAATGACGCCAGCTGAATTTCGGATGACCATTCCATAGCCCGAACCGGGTAATCCTGGTGAAAACCCGCAAGATACAATAACGATTTGAACACCATTAATTGCCCCGCCGCTCGTCCCACCCGGTCCATATACATCAATTCTGTTGCTGCCGCGTTCAAGATATAAAGCTCTGTCTCCTCCATTAAACCGCACAAAGCAGACATAATTCCCTTTTGCGACAACATCTGAAGGAATAGACCAGCTACCGCTGATATTCACCGTTGCTCTGTAAGTAACAAAACCCAGCATGGTCGTGTCGTTCAGGTTGAGAAAATCGGAACCGTTTCTGATACGAATTCCGTATTGACTGCTTCCAAGTGCAGCGCCTCCATCAACAGAAAAAGTATCAACAAAACCGAATGCATTTTGGGATGTCTGCGCATCCTGATGGCCCCCTACGTCAAATGTAAAAACGCCTGACGCGGAAAGGTTATAGCTTTTTACATAAAAGATTCGGCTCGGCCCATTAACACCCACAAACGTTCTTACTAAATTGCGCGGCACAACTAACTGGGTAGCGCCCGGCGTGGGCGCTTTTACCTGACGGCTTCGGTTTACTCCATTTAATTCAAGATAACCAAGTGAGGAAATGAAACGAGCAGACCCATCAAGTATTAATGGTTTTCCGCCGTCATCAGGTGTGATCCTAATTCCATACACATCTGCCATCAGCTCAGTTTTCCTATAAATGTTCGCTCAATACCATTTGGGTCGTAAACACCCAGGCCGTTCCCATTAAGTACCGACCCGCCACCGATACCATTGTTATTGTTTATCTCAAGCCCGCCGCCCTTATCCAGACGCCACCCTGCTCTGCCAGCGACATAGTTATTGGATTGGATGAAGTTCCCGATCATCGCGTTAGTTATCGTGCCCTCCTGAATAAACGCGCTATTCATGAACACCTGTCCACCGACTACAGCGAATGGTGAAAAACGGTTGTCGCCAGTACCACTCATTACGATGAACTGGTTAGCATTCACAGCAACGCGTGTCTGAACCTGCCCATTTGTAACCGTCGTGGCCACAGACAAACCTGCGTCATAATTCACGCCGTTGTAACGAATACCGGTTTTTAACGTCCAGACTGCATATGGGTTGTCTATGTCAGCGTAAGCAGTGAACTTCTCCTGAATAGCCGCCTGCTGCTGTGCAAACTGCGCTACAACATCTGTTTGCAGTTGGGCTACTGCGCTTTGGGCATCTGCGGCAACCTTCTGTGCCTGAATAATTCCAGCGCGGTTTTCACCATACTGCGCCCACTGCTGATCAACCGCATCATAGTTGGCGAGTATGTCTTTCAGAATCGCTTCGGGATCGGTGATTATGGGCTCCAGCAGTGCCTGCCCATCTTCTGATTTGAAAAAGTCCTCAGCGATATCTTCCAGATAATCGGATGCCTGGTCGTTTGCCATGCCACGCACCCAGTCAGTAAATCCGGATTCGTTGCCGGTTTTATCCACTAACTGAGCTCGATACCAGAATACCTGACCAGCGCGCAGACCAAGCTGCGAATAAGTTGATTGCGGATAAGGTACGTCAGCAAGGAGTACGGGGTTGGATTGATCAGCGTTTGCAGTGTATTGAACCTCCGTCATCAGTGTATCGGAGGTGTTTGCCGGGAATCCCCACGTAAGCGTGATCCCCCAGTTGATTCCCAGTGCAGTGAGCCCCACCGGTTTCGGCGGATTACCGACTTTACCTGTTAACGTTTTCTCCTGTGAATAACCCCATCCAGACGAAATCTCTGCGGCGTTAATGGCACGAACACGTACCAGATAACGACCAGAGTAAATGCTTGGCACCTCAAATGAGGTGGTCGAGTTGCGTGTGACGTTAACCCAGTTGCCATCATTGCGCCGCCACTGCGCCTCGTAGGATATTGCGTTATTAACCGCATCCCACTGAACACGCATTGTCTCGACACTGATTCCCTGCAACACCACGGAATAAGAATCGATAAGGATATTGGTTGGAGCGAGCTGATTGCCAGGTGGAATGATGCTGATCGGGCGATCATCAATTATTGCGCCGGTATCGATACGCGCGTATTTGTCCGGATCGTGCGCCGCGCCAGTAATAGTGAATGTGCCATCATCGTTTTCAGCAACGCTGGTAATTCGGTACTGCTGAGCATAAAGCTCAGCTGACTCGACCACCCATACGCATTCGGCTTCAGGAACCTGCGAAAACGCAGTGGTCACTGTGACAACATTAGCGGCCACACTTTGAATCGTCCGGCTTTGCGCAACGCCGCTTGGCAAATTCACTTGCAAGCGATCGCCGGCCTTAGCATCTGGTGTTCTGTCGAGGGTAATAACCCGGCCATTAACTGAGCTGATGCGGCCGCCAGCCACAACACCAGAAAGATATTCGTCAGCAACGGCAATAATGTAACCAGGCATCGGAATATCACCGTCCAGACCAACAGAGAACGTCACGATGCGATCTTTGTTATTGGTCAGAACGCCCCAGCGACCTTTACGATTGGCTTCGGACTGACGCGTACAACCTATTGCGGTTATTTCTAGTTGATTGAATACCTTATATCGGCTGACCAAATCCTTTTCGAATACTGGCTCCATCGCATCAGAATAGCCGTTATCAGGATCGGACCATGAAACCAGTGCTGAGGTGTAGCGGGTTTTAGTCGTGCTGCTTTGATAGGCAAAATCACCGTCAACCACGTTAGCATTAGTGAAGTTGTAATCCACATCGCGCGGCATATCAGCGAGGGAAACAATTTGATCGCCTCCCCAGTACGTCATGCCACGGAAAATTGCCGCGAAATCACGCAGGACGGAATAAGCATCAGCACGAGTCTGCACATAAACATCACACTTATAGCGAGGCTCTGTGCCGCTGCCGCCTCGGCCATCAGGCACCATCTGATCGCAATATTGCGAAACAGAATAAAGAGTCCACTTATCGATGTTAGCAGCGGTTAGGCGATCACCTAATCCGAAACGGTCAGTCACCACCAAATCATAAAATATCCACGCCGGGTTATCCGTCCATGCCCATTTAAACGAACCAAGCCATGTGCCGGAATAAGAGCGCGTAACTGGGTCGTAATTATCAGGTACCCGAATCACGCGGCCTTTCGGCTGGCATGTGATCTGCGGGATGCTACCGTTGAACTGGCTGGAGTCGAACTCGATATACAGAAGCGCGGTGTTAGGGTAGCGAAGTTTTGCGTCAATAACTTCCGTATAGCTCTGCAGACTCATTGTGTCGCCAATTTTGACACTGTTGGCATCTGGCGTGATCTTACGCAATCGGATAGTCCATGTGCTTCCGGCCTGCGGTAAGTCTATACGGTGACTGCGCTCATACCCTGTAGTCGTTTTGCCGGTTACAGAAGTGTCAATTACCGTTGTCCAAGCTCCACCATCGGTTTGCAGGTCAATCGCATAATTAAGGCTATAGCCATGAAGATCGCCATTATCTTCCTGCTTAAAAAGTGCCGCCCATTTTAAGCGCAGACGAACGGCGGAAAGCTGGGTATTCGTAAATGTACGAACCCAAGCTGTAGAGCTGGGAATGTCTGAGCCAACGGATATTTCATTCTCTGTGCCAGGAATACCCTGAATATAATTCTGCGCCTGGGTGCCCGACCGGAACTCCCACGCTACACCACTGAAGTTTTGCGAACCGTTATCATTTTCAATTGCTGTGCCATCAAGAAATATTTGTCGTCCGGTCAATCCACCAGCAAATTCACCCTCGCCAAGCGCCAGCAGTATTTTTGCTTTTGCCACTGATTGGAGATCGTCCGGCTGTTCCGTTGGCGTGCGGGATTCCGAACCGCCGCCTTTGCGTCCCTTTATGTGGGTAACTTTTGCCATATTGAGCCCATAAAAAAAGGCCGCCGAAGCGACCTTTAAGGTGAGGTGATTTTAGTTGCGCTTATTGCTGATCTTCGACGTAAATACCGGCGGAAATGATCGCGCCGCCTATGCGCCGCTGACCGTATAGAAGAGGAACCGGATAGCCTTGAGATGCTGTATTAGTAGGGCTGCCAAACGCATATGACGCCTGATTGTCGGCATCCTGCCTGCTGGCTAAACCTGCTGCTTGGGGTGATAGCATTTGCACTACACCACCAATCATCATGGCTGCTCCAACTTTTGCCATCCCGTATCCTACCGCCGATAAAGTTCCTCCGGAAAAATAGCCAACAGCCACACCAACGACAACTAGTACAGCTCCAATAATCGTTTGTAGCGCTCCTGCTTTTTTACTACCAATTATTACAGGAACAATACGTATCACTTCTCCATTTACTGGAAATTCTAAGTCATCTACACCTAAATTTTTCTTTCCTTTGAAAACTGCAAATGTCAGCCCGCGTTTTTTGCTATTAATAAGAAATTTTTCAAATCCGCTTATTGTTGCAGTTAATGCACGGATGGCTTCACTCGTTTTCGATATCAAGCGATAATGGACTTTTCCAAAAGTCATTCCAAGAATTGCACCTAATTCAATTCTCGTCATTATTTCTTCGCAATGCGCAGACATGGTCACCTCAACAAATCATTAAATACAGCTTCTGGCAGCAGTAGCCCAATGATCGTTAAAACCTCTTGCTACCGCATAAACCGTCACATCACTCCCACCTGCTGGGTTAGTGTCAATTTTTGCGATAGAGAGTGCTCCAAAAATATCATCGGAAGCTATGAGTTTATATCCTGATTCAGTTGGTATACTGGTAGCTGAAGACCTTAGCTCTACCCACTTAGGCGCGAGGCAACGATTAGTAGCATCTACGCTTTTATTTGAATGCCCAGAATATATTGGAGCTTGGCTTTCCAAAGAACTTGCCATACACCCGCTTAGGGAGAACGCCAAGAATATAATGGATGCTTTAGAATTTAATTTTTTCATCATAGCCCCTGTTTTTTCCTCGCATCTTCAAGGATTTTGGCTGCTGAAGTCAGTGCGCCATTATCAGGGGCTTTCTCTCCAACTAATTTGGAAAGTTTTTTATCTATTGATTCAAGTAATTCAACCTGCCGATTGGCTCTGACGCTAGCCCGATTAACGTAGAACCAGATGATGATAGAAATTACGCAGATTATTAGCGTCCAAATTAAATCGCTGTTTCCCATAAACTCCTCCTTGTATTGAATCCAAATCGTAGCATGGCATCACGATAAATTCTCATATCTAACGATCTTCATTGTTCTTTCGAGCCAGTAGCCGCCATATGGCACTCGGTTACTAACTCGACCGTAAAGGTGATGCAACATCATGTTGCCATCCAGCATGATGCCTGCGTGGTTCCACTTATTGGATTGAACCTGCATTAAAATCACATCACCTGCCTGCGGCGCACCCTTAACTTCAGTAAACCCTGCTAGCTGCCAATTATCCTTGTAGAAATCATCGGTGTACTGGTCTTCCCACCATGGATAATCGACGCGGTAATCGGGCAACTCTATACTGTGTTCCTGCCGAAAGTAGCTCATGACTAATCCCCAGCAGTCAGAATGTCCAAGCACGAACGGGCGTCCGAGCAGCGGCAACTCATCGCGCGGCTGTATCGTGCGAAGATCGCCTTCCGGCCAGCTCACGATGTGCCATGGCACGCCGCTGGCGTCACACATTGACTCATCAAGTGGGCTTGGTCGTGTTGTTGCATCCGGGTGGCTGTGAGCGATGGCGATTATAGTTCCCCTATCTTCTGCCGAGGCATAATCCTCTGGCGACAAATGGAACTGCTCTGTTGGCTCTGGTGCCAGATTTCGGCATGGGAAATAACGTTCAACTCGACTTTTTTGCACTATCACGCCGCAACACTCGCGCGGATACTCAGCAGCCGCATGAGCCAATAACGCATCAATGGTTTTCTGGCGCATAATCAGCTCCGAATTAGCGAAGTGCCCGGGAATCCACCGAACGATAGCTCGTTACCTTCGCCAAACCTTTTCTTGCATCCAGTGAGCGTACCGCTACATTCATCCAGTGAAGGATCACTTACCTGATTATTGAATTTGTCAAAATAGTTTGTACCGGCATAATCACACCCATCACCTGAACGATATTTACCACGAATGCACCATGTACATATTGAATGTAATTGCCGCGTAGGTATCATCAGCCCTTGCAAATCCATTGGGCTGCTCAGTGTAAATTCCACCTGCCTTTTAGTTTCGGTACTTTTGCTGTCAATATAAAATACCTTCAGCTTTTCCTGTGTAGGATCGGCACCCGCATTACCTTCAGCAAAGTTTTTTGCATCAAGATATTGAGCCAGCGTATCGTGTATCGATACTTTGGCTTGAAGCATGTCATCATACGCAAGGCAAAGAGCAGTAATCGATCCATCCAGATTCGCAACCGTGAG